TAGATCACTACGCAGTGCATTTCGAGACGCGTCGTAATCTCTAATAGTAGTAAAGTCAAGTTTGCCAGCAGCAATTTGTTTAAACATGTGTTTATCAACAAATACTAGATTGCCGTTTGGATCTCGACCAAAGACTATTGCAGGAAAGCCATCCCATTTAATAGTCAATGTGTTAGTGTTAAAAGAAAGACTGCTAAGTTCATCAACTGCTTGCTGGGCTCCTTTAGATCCGTTTAAAATAATTAGATCTTCAGGATGTGCAATTCCTGCCATATTATCACCTTCTTAGAAAAAGTTAGTCGTATGTGCCGTCTTTTATATGTTTAGACACGTCCTTAAATAGCTGTTTACATACATTTTTCAAAACTTTAGGATTTACATCATCCGGTAATTCACGGATTGGATATTGTTTCAAATAGATTTTATATCCATTTTCTACCGCAGGTTTGAAAATTTTACATGTAGCAGAATCTTTTCCATCTGCCATCTTATCTTTACATTTAAGAATAGCAGGATGTAAATGACGTCGATATACTTCGTCATTATTATGTAGGTAATGAATTAGATCATCTACAAGATCATAATCAATTTCAGTACCATTGTCAGTTTGTTTAGTAAATTGCTCACTTTTAAAGTGTGCATTTTCGAGTAATTCATTAATACGCATGATAAATTCCGTGTTATTAGTGTATTTATACTAATTAAGAATCCTATCAATTGATAATTTAATATTACCTAAATGTAATTTAACAAATAATAAAGTATGTTCACCTTTAACGTATAATTGTGATCCGGTTTTATATCTGTTTGGTTTTACAGATAATAGTTTCTTAGTTGCAGGTTGAAGTTTAATTTTATCATTATTATTATCAGCCCATTCTATAAATTCAAGATTAAGTTTAGATATACTGCCAAGTGTAACTCTAAAGTCATATGGAGTATTTGGCATATAAACTGTTCCTGGTGTTAATCCTTCTGGAGGTAACCCAATTGAATCAATTAAAGTAGGAACTAACTGTCGAATGTTAGTAATATCATTATAGTCATTAGTATAGATGTATAAAGTTGGCGCACTAACTCTTATTGCAAAGTTTTCCATATTCATAATATAATTATAAAGTAATGCTGTTGGTTGATAATACGTCATGTATCTTGGAATAGGTTCAGCCTTGCAAAGTTTAGTATATCGTCTAGTATATTTGGTTTTATCTTGTCCTTTAAATATATCGCAAAAAGCGAGAGTCAATACAATGTTGTATTGAAACTCGCCTTTATACAATTTTTTAACAGTGGTAAACTTAAACGTCATACTACTTGATTGATAGCCTGCACATGATCAAGCGTTAAAATTGGACCTTTAGCAAGCACTTTAGGTTTTGCTAGTAATGAAATCTTATCATCGACTACACTAACAGTCAACCAGCCGCCATTTCTAAGATCACCAAACAGCATTAGTTTAGCAAGATCGCGTTTGATCTCTTTATCAATAACTCTATGTAACGGTCTAGCACCCATCTTAGGATCAAAGCCTTTCTCTAATAGCCAATTAGTTGCAGCTTTGTCAATCTTAATACGCACACCACGTTCTTTAACTTGTTCACGTAATTCATCCATAAACTTGTTGATAACTTTAACCATGGAGTCTTTACCTAACTTGTTAAACGTAATAATACCGTCAAGTCTGTTACGGAACTCAGGAGTTAAAAACTTCTTAAGATCTGCATCTGAATAGTCTTTCTCTTGAGAGCCAAAGCCAATTTGATTCTTTTCTGCAGATTGAGCACCAGCATTAGTAGTTAAAATTAGTACAATATGGCGGCAATCAGCTTGTCTACCATTTGAACCTGTAATAAAGCCATTGTCCATCATCTGCAATAATACAGTAGACACATCAGGATGCGATTTTTCAATCTCGTCAAATAATAATACTGCGTTAGGGTTTTCTTGAATCTGTGTTATCAATAAACCTGCACTATCTTCAAAGCCAACATAACCTGGAGGACTACCAATCAGTTTACTAATACTATGTTTCTCTTGATATTCAGACATATCAAAGCGCAGTAATTTAGTATTCAAGTGTTTAGCAAGTGCCTTAGCAGTTTCTGTCTTACCGCAACCTGTTGGCCCCATAAACACAAAGCTACCGATTGGTTTGTTCTCAGGTTTTAAACCTGCTTGTGCAATCATAATTTTGTCAACAATTTCATGAATTGCAGTATCTTGACCAAATACTTGTGTTTCGAGATTTTCTTGCAGTGTTGCGATAGCACTTGTTTCAGTTTGCATAACATGTTCAATAGGAACATTGATCATCTTTGCTAATTCAAATTGAATCTCAGGCTCAGATACAACTCGTTGATCAGCAAGTTTTAAGTTAAAACGTGAACATGCGCAATCAATTAAGTCAATAGCTTTGTCAGGTAGCTTTTTATCTGCTTGATATTTGACAGATAATTTAATTGCAGCCTGCAATGCATCGTCTTTAATTTTAAGTTTATGATGTCCTTCGTAGTATTTCTTAATACCTTTAAGAATCTGCAAAGTCATTTCTTGTGTAGGTTCGTCAACTGTAATACGTTGGAATCTACGCATCAATGCACGATCTTTCTCAAAGTGTTTACGATATTCATCCCATGTAGTTGATGCAATAACTTTGATGTTACCTTTGCTAAGTGCGGGTTTCATCATATTAGCTAAGTCATTAGATGAATTACCTGAAGCACCTGCACCACTAATCATGTGTGCTTCGTCGATAAACAATACACATTTGCCTAGTTTTTGTAGTGCTTTGATCACTTGTTTAAAGCGTTCTTCAAAGTCACCTCTGTACTTAGATCCTGCTAACATTGCAGCAATATCAAGATTGTACACTGTATAATCTAATAAGAAATCCGGCACGGCTTCGTTGACAATATTATAAGCGAGACCTTCGGCAATTGCAGTTTTACCTACACCTGGATCACCTACCATAATAATATTATTTTTACTACGACGACCTAATGCTAGTGCAATATGCTCTAACTCGTCTTCTTAACTTCTTCATTTAAGTTAGTAGTATAAGATTGCAACGCCTTGTTAGTAGTTGATTGATTTTTATTATCACCTACGTCATCGCCCATGTCAGTTGAATTCTGCATGTATTCGTTGAACTTTTCTTTAGTGATATTTACTTGTGATACGTAATAAAATGCCCATGTGCGCTTTTCACCTAGCATTGCTAAGAAAAAGTTAGACGGTTCTATTTTTTGCCCACCATTAAACAATACCTGTGTAAATGATCTATTCAACACACGTTCAACTGCTTGTGTTTTTTTAGGTTTAACAACAACGTCAACTGTAGTAATTTCTTGACATTTAGTTTGTAAATGGTTAAGTAATAAATTTTTCAAATAGGTTACGTCTGCTCCAACTCCTTGTAAAGCATTAGTAAATGAACTATCTTCCATAAGCATTGAAAATAATACATGCTCGAGTGTAACATATTCATGATGCATGTTTTTTGCTGAAATAATAGCTTTGTCGAAAATCTCTTGTAATTTTTCGCTTGGTTCAACCATAATTATGTCCTTTTGTAGTAGTTAGTAAAGCTATATTATAAAGTATATCAGCTGTAATGTCAAATTATTTGGCTATTTATTTGTTGCAATTGTGCCACTAAATCTGCTTTGGTAACAGCAGGGGTTTTTATTTTTACAACAATAACAAATCTACCAATTTGTCTAGTATGTAAGTTAGTGAAACCGCCGTGGGCTTTTGCATATTCTGTTCCAGATTGCATACCTGGTTTAATAGTAATATTATGTTTATCACCTAGTAAGTTGGTAACTTCTTTAACACAACCAATCATAGCTTCAATTGGTGAAATTTCAATTGTAGTAAAGATGTCATTTCCTTCACGTCTAAAGTCAGGATGAGGAATAACTTGTATAGTTACGTTAAGATTGCCACGTGGTATACCAGGTTGAGAATTATCACCTAATCCGTCATATCTAATAGTATCACCATTGTCAATACCTGCTGGAACATTGATTACAACATGTTGTGGTTCACCACTTGGTAATGTAAAATTAGCATCCATTTGTTTACCATTAAGTGATTCTGCTAAAGTAACTTGAATTTGTAGATTCAAATCTCTATTACGGCGAACTTGTTGGAATCCATTTCCAAAGTGTTGCCCAAAGATATCATTCATGTTAAAGTGGAAATGTTGACCACCGCCAAAGCTGTTGCCAAATGGACCACCGCCACCAAAACCACCAAAACCACCAAATGGATTTCCATTTTGTTGCATATCATATTCTTGGCGTTTTTGTGGATCGCTCAGAGTATCATATGCTACAGAAATGTCTTTAAATGTAGCTTGGTCTCCACCTTTGTCGGGATGATGTTTGTTTGCTAAAGATCGATATGCTTTTTTGATATCGTCTGGTGATGCATCTTTTGATACACCTAATTTTGAATAAAAGTCTGTCATAGTTAATCTCTCATAATAAAAGGTCAGTTAGTATAGTAATTATACTATACTAGAGCTGACCTGTCAAGATTTTGATTACTTACGTTTTTTAACTACTTTTTTTGGTGCAGGTTTAGCTGCTGGTTTTACAACTGGTTTTTTAGGTGGAACTTTTTTACCTTCAAACTTCTTGTGAACTTTGATAGTTTTGCATTGTTTCTTACCTTTTACAGTTTTGCAAACTTCCTTAGTAGTTGGACCAACGTGTCCTTCTTCATGATTAGCATAAGCAACTGGAGCTGCTAACATGCCAATAATAATTAATGATAATAGTTTTTTCATATTATTTCCTTTTATGATTTTGGAATTGGTTTAGCTGCAGGGCGTTTTCTTGCTACTTTAGGAGCTGCTGGTGCAACTGGTTCTGGCTCTGGAATAACAACAGGTTCTGGTGCTACTACAGGAGCTGGAGCTGCTGGTGGAACATATACCGGTGCAGGAGCTGGTGCTGCTGGCGGTGGTGTAAAGCTGCTAAAGTCAGGTAAACCTGGACCTGCAATTTTTTCTTGTGTACGACCGTGTGCCGAAATACCTAATACAACACCCATTGCAATGTGATAAAGACCTCCACCTTGTAATGTTAGTGGTTGCCACATATCTAAGTTTTGACCTGGGTTGTAATATTGCAACACATTGTATAAAATTGGTCCTACAATAAAGTCAAATATACATGTTGCCATGTATGTCATTGCCATCATTGGGCGCCAGTATCTTGTCATAAAATCCTCTTTATTTTGTTCTTCCATGTACGTTCCTTGTATTTAAATCGCTTTTGCTGCGGTTGATGCAATTGTGATTGCAAT